GTGTCGTCATGCGAACCCGCCATGAATTCGGTGTTATGTCCATCGACTTACCGAATACCTGTAGGGTCTTGGTCAGGGTTGTAGATCCTGGCTGGTTGGTGGTGATTGTAACTGGATCAAAGTAATCCAAATCTAGGGCAGCAATGATCCCGGCATCGTAGTTGGCCGTGTATAGATCCAGGAGGATTTCGTCACATCTCACGCTTGTTTCAGCTCTTGACGCGACATAAGCCTGAGCGTAGTTTAGGGCTGTGGCGGTATCCTGCATCAGTAAGTTCTGCTGGTTATAGGAATGCAGGAAGTATTTGGCGATGCTGGCCGCATCCGAAGCGGTCTGGGTAGCCAGTCCCGTAGCCGTAATATTGGCCTCGTTATACACCAGCGTGTCATTTGTGACCCAGGTGGCGTTGAAATAGTCAATCGCCGTGCCGTTGTCATTAAAGACCACCGGGGCAGCAGCTACGCTGGAAGCTGTCAGGTTCCTGTCCTGGAATACAAAGGATCCGGCAGCGTCCACATAGAATGCGCCGAATTCGGTTGTTTCCACTGTCTGACACGCCGCGAGAGCGGTTCTAGCTGTGCCCGGATCTGCCTGAACCGTGGTCAATCCAGGATCAACATCCCGCATGGAATTAGGCCAGTTAATTGCGTCCAGAAGATTGTTGATCCTTGCCCCAGTTAGTTGCCCCGCGCTAGTCCCGGCCACGGTAGAAATCTGGGCATTCTGAGCCAATCTGAAGGCGTCCACTGCATTTATGACCGTGTAAACAACATCCCCAACGGCGGATTGCGGGGTGGTAGTTGAATACGAAGTAATGAAGCCGCTGAATACTGGGTAAGTCACCCCGCTATATGTGGCAGTTATCTGAACCTTACGCATAGGCGTAAGGAGCTGATAATAGGGCCCCGCACTGTTCATTGGATTGAAATCCCCGTTTTGATCAACGATGCGCAGGGAAAGCGTGCCAGTCTGGAATTGGTCTGCCTGGGCATTTCTGCCACGCTTGGTGCTGATTGAATCCACCACATTTGAAACATCTACGATTACTGCGGCAGCGTCAGCTAAAACATTTGTTCCCAATATGCCTTGATCCAGAATGAGAGCTTGTGCGAAGCTAGGGCCCGTGCTGAAGTTAATGTAGGCATTGATCACTGGAATCGTCATGCCGGTAAAGCCCCTGCGTAAGTTGTCAAGTAGCCGCGCCGTGCGATTTCATTTAAGGCCATTTGAACGGCGTCCACAATCGTGTTTTCATCAGCCATCGATGGGCCTGTATTTACAGTAACAGAAATTGCTCCTTTGGGAACTTGGCCTTCACCTTGACCAGCTCCTCCACCTGATCCCGCAACATAAATTGGGATTGGATCCGCTGGGATATTTGTTCCCGCATCAAAGATTTCTTTTGCTCTTTTTTGCGAATCCGTAGTTGTGCCTCCGCCTTGTGCACCAATTGCGCCACTATTATCAGGCTTGACTGCCGCAGGGCCTCCGGCAAACGGCACGGTTGCACCAGCGTTGCCAAATCTTTCTTTTGTATATTCTAAGGCTGATAACCACTTTACGATTCCCGTTGAGGCATACCCGGCTGATGTCGCTAAATAAACAAGCGCATCGCCAGCCTTTATTTCAGCCTCCACTTTGTCTTTCTGAGCCTTAACCAAAGCATCGTTAGCCGCTTGAGCAGTCTTGCCTGTCTCATCCAAGATGGCTATTTGAGCCCTAATCCGGGCCTTTGTCTCTTCGTCCGTGGCCTGATTTAAAGCTGCATTCAGTCCGATACGCTCTAGATCAAACTTTTCCTTGAGCTTGTCCAAGGCCGCTTGATCCTTCTTCATCTGGGCTTCTTCTTTTGTAAGCTTATTCTTTGCAGAAAGCATGCTCAGTTCATCAGCTTTGGCCTTCTTTAATTTAAGAGCGGCTGCCTTATCAGCCTCAGCCATGTATTTATTAGCCGCTGCCCCACCAAACTGGCGGCGCGCCAGCATGTCAGATTTAGCATTAGCCTCGTTAAATTCGCGTGTTTGAGTGAATGGGTTTGTGCCCTTTTTGTTATAGATAAAGAACCCAGCGATTGTTGCCAAACGGGTTAGTTTTACGATTGCGTCACTGATGCCCTGGGCAAAGGCATCTATTCCTTTAAGTGCGCCTTCAAATCCGTTGGCCCCGCCTAACTCGGTCATTGCTTGAAGTAAGCCTTTGCCAATCGTTTCTTTGGCATTTTCCGCTGCAACGGTCAGTTTGTCTAACTTGCCTGCGTAAGAGTCTGCGGCAACCGTTGCCTGGCCCGCCGATACCTTAGCAACCTGCTTTAGGATGTCTTCAAAGGACATTGCTGCCAGTTGAGCCTTGCTTAAACCTAATCCGTATTTGAGCAAGCCACGCGTATTTCCCGCGTATGCCTTAGAAAGGTCAGCAGCTACTGAGACAACATCGCCCCCACTGAGCGCACTAAGATCCAATGAAGTTTTAAGTAGATCCTGCGACTGTCTCCAATCACCTGTGGTGGTAACTAGCTTCTGAAAAGCCGGGCGAAGTTGATCATCAAGAACTCCGAACTGGCTTTCAAGCGTGCTGATAAAGTCTTTGATTTGAGGGTTGGCGTAACTCAAGCCTAGATTGTCCAGAGACTTGGCCAGAACCTTGGCCGCCTTATCATCAGCTGCAAATGCCTTAACCGAAGCTTTGCCGTATCCCAAGAGTTTTTGTGCCGCAAATACACCGGCGAAGGTCTTGCCTAATTTTTTAACGCTCTTATCAAATCCGCTGATTTGCTTCTGGCCCTTTTGTAGAGCTTTACCATTCCAGGTTGCAATGGCATTAACTAATAAGTTAGACATTAGGCCCCCAGCGCATATCCTGATTGAGTTCCAGCACCACCGGCGGTGTTGAATGTAGTTGTTGCTTTATCGATTGCCTTAATAACTGCGATGTAGGCTTTGCCCTGATCCTGCTCCCAAGCCTTAAATATTAAGCGGCCACGCTGTTTGTCCTTGCCGTATAAAGGCCCCATGGATCCTATAAATATTGCTCCGGCCTGAGGGTTGTTAGATCGGCTGACATCCCGGCCTCCGCCCTTCGGCCCCACCCACGGCTGTCCATCAGCTCCAGACTTACGCCCGGCAGTCTCATAGATTGCTCCGGCGGCTGAGTTGTTGGCGACATAGAAGCGGGCAGAAAAGCCAGCTCTATTTACTCGTGACTTGCCCTGGCGATAAACGATGCCACGCTTAACCTCAGAAGCGTCATAGAGCGGGAATGCACGAACACGCCCGCCGGTATTAAAGACTGGTGCGGCTGTGGGTTTGTTGCCCTTTTCCCAGCCGTATAAGTAGCTTGGATAGGGAATAGGTACATCTCCACGGGCTTTATCACGAATCGTTATCATTGCCGTTTTGATTTCTTTGTTCATCTCTTTATAGAGAACCCCGTCAAACTTACGCATGGCCTTAAGAGTAGGTTCAACGCCGCTTATGTTTACTGGCATTCGCCCTCTCCTTCGCTCGATCATTCAATACTTGAAGCACGGCTTTAAACATTCGTTCGTCTAACTCTAAAACATCATTGGGGCTTAGCTGCAATTCCACCGCTAGTGAGGCCACTAGGTAGGTGAAACTCCCCCGATCTATTTTTTTACAGGCTCATCATCCAATACTTCCACTGAGATTAGAGTTGTTAAAAACTCTTCGCTGAATGGAGGGAGGACTTCTACGCGAGAAAGCGCGTTATGCGCCAGCCAGTAGATGTCACTCTGCTTCTCTTCGTCCCGGAATTGTTTATGAATTCCTTTGCCTGTGTATTTTTCGAACGCATATTCAACCACTGGTGTGATCGGAACGACCACATCCCCAGAGGCCCTGGTGATTTTTAAGCGTGCCATGTTTTGCTCCTTAGAATGCGACAGTCGTGGAGACAGTCACTGTTGTGTTTACGGTGAATGAAATGCTAGATGCAGCTTCATCGCCAACCCCGCCTGTGCCTACAGGAGTGAGATTGTTGACAAAGATTGAGAACTGATAGGAAGGATTAGTCGCGCTCACCGCTGTTCCCTTAACCGTGATCATAGACACGGCCAAAGTAGTGGCAAATGCTGCATTGAGAGTTGTCATGACTGCTGATGCTGCCCAGTCATTGAAGAAGTCGATTTGTAGCGTTGCGGATTGTAATCCACCCACTACCTTATGAGAGAGATCACCCATAGTTGTGACATCCAGCTCATCCACGATTTGCGTTAAAGTAATTCCGCTGACATACGAACTGATGTCGATGGAAGGGACAGTTGGCGCGGCTGCGGTTGCAAGTTTCACGCCAACATTGTTATTTAAATAGATTGCCATGTGTTATTCCTCGGTTTCTGTTGTCGTTGGCTTCGCAGCCTTTGTATCCTTGATCTGGCCGACTTTGACAAGCCAAGCCAAATTCTCTGCGTTTGTTTCGCTCATTTTATCTCCTATGACCAAGTGGTGAGAACGGTTATATTGAAATCCGATGTAAGCATGGGCCCACTCGGTGCATCCAACACTGAAGGAGCTGATGCGCCGGTGATGTTGAATACCAAAGCTGATGAAGCTAGTTTATTAAATACGGCCACAATGGTGCTTTCCATGCCGTTCAAATTCCCCTGGTTGTCTAGATAAGGAACCGTCATAATAATCTTGAAGTTTGCCATGCAGGCGATAGACGCTTGAGAATTATTTGATGGGACAAGATAGGGATCACTTGGCGCAACAATCACTGAGTTGGCAAGAATTACTGGCGGTGGAAAGCTGAAGGTTGACCACACACCAGCATTGGCTAAAGCCGTTGCTATTGTTGTTCGAAGCGTAGTCAGGGCTGCTGGAGGCATCGTTCATCCAACCATTCCTGCGGGTGAAAGATAGGGGGCAAGAAGGCCACGAATGCTTGCCATTAAAGTGTTCGACATTCTAAATGGGCTTGGAGCGTATCCATCGATGCCCATGCCGCCGTTCTGTGTAGCTTGTCTGGACTGCCAAATATTAGTCGCCAACATTAGTGAGGCTGAGCGAATCGCTGCTGTTTGAGCGTAAGTCGCTGTTTTATCGTCCGGGCCAGTCATCAGGCCGTAAGGTTGAATTAAATGGATCAACTCATCGCTGCCATTGCTTGCATATTGGATGTACTGGTATCCCAGTGGAAATACCCACCGGCTTGGTAGATATGGGGCACTCACGGAAGTGGGATAAGGGCTTGTGCTAGTAATAGTCTTTGTGCCGTTAAAGCCCGCCCCGCATGCGCTAACAACTACCGATTGACCTACTACGAACTGGCCGGGATTGGCAATGATGACTGTTGCAACATTGGCTGAACGCCCGGTTGCTACGACTGGAGCTGTGTTAAACCAAAGAAAGGAATTAATTAGATCCTGAGCAGTCTGGCAACATTCCTCCACAGTCGCGTCTGTATAAAGTGTGCCAATTCCAAGTGAATCGCGTAATTCCTGCATCGTTGTGTATGTCGCTGCCATGATCATCCTTTCTTTGATAAGGCTCACAGGGCCAGGGCCTCCTAGCCCTGTGAGCGGCTCAGGGTTTTATCAGGTCAGGTTATAGCGTTGCAAACCACCGGAAACCAAAGTTTTCGTGGCAAAATAACCATAAAGCATCGTGCTGATTTCACCAGTTGCAACGACATTCACTGAGAGCGTTAGCTTTGGTGACTCGTAGATTGCAATGCTCATTGGATTAACAATGAAAGCGGCGTCATCGATTGTCGTGCTGACCATGTTCTGGTCAACCCAGAGATCCAAGCCCATCATGTCGCCGCGCAATCCGCGTGGTGTTGATTGGCCGTTAGCGTTCATTGGAGAAGCCGCGTTGAAGATGCTTCGCCCTGTTGTGTCCAGGCTTCCAATCAAAAGTGACCAGACGCTTGTGCCCGCGATGAATGCAGTTGCAGTCTCACCGCTTGCCGCATATACGGCTGGAGCAGCTTGTGCTACATACGCCTGAAGTCCTGCGATAGTTGCAGCTTGTGCAGTTGATTGAGTTCCGCCAGAGACAATCTCAGCAATAACCGCAGCATCAGATGCCTTGGCGTAAGCTCGGAGACAGTTCTCGTACATGGCTGAATAAAAACTTGGATCAGATCTGTCCAGAAGTTCTGTGGAATAAATCTGAGTTCCGGCCAGTTTGACCACAGTGGCGTTTACATAACTGGAGACAATCTGAGTGGCCGCAGTCGATGCTCCTTCTGCAACCGTCCCGATTGTAGCGTTCGTGGTGATTTTTGGATGCGAGATTGTCATACCTGAAGGAGCCAAGGCGCGTGCTCCACCTAGTGCATCGATTGTTGGGCGTGACATAACCGATGTATCGATGACGCTTGATACATACTGAGTTGGACTAAAAGCTGGATTAGTAGTGAACGAATCGTTCGCTGCTTCGATTTTTCTAGCTTGTGCATCTGCTGCACGGATATAATCGCGTGAAGTATCATCACCCATTTTGGCTTTGATTGCGTGCTCAAGGTATTGGGCTTGGGTCTTAATTGGTGAGCGAACTTCGCCTACTAAGTAAGATGCTGAAACGACTGGGCGTGAGGCTTCCACAACGGGAGCCTCTGCCGCAGTTTCTGGGGCTGTTGTTTCATCGGCTGTCGTCATGACTGCCTCGCTTTCTGTTTGTTGGATTGTTTCGTTTTGCTCCGCTTCGCCTTCGCTTGCGGCAACACTCGTAACCACGGCATTTTCGAAGGCCGGGGATTCCACCAGGCTCACTTCGATAAGCTTTGCGGCGGTTACTAGGAGGTGAGTATCAGTCGGCTGGGATGAAATCACTTCCACCCCAACGGATAAGCCGCTGACTAAATCCTCCGCAGCCAGGGTTAAATAATCTGTACCCTTGCTGCTACTCGAAATCTTAAATGAGCCGTAAATGAAGTTGCCATCTTTACTGAAAGATTGAGCACGGCCAATTGGATCATCTGGCCTATGTTGCGCAAGCAACTTTATTTTGCCTGGTGATGGGATCTGTATTGAACCCTGCTCAAATACAACGGCTCCCACGGATGTGTAGCCAACGGCCCCGTATTCCATAATTTTGCCAGAAATAATCCGGCGTTCTGTATCAGCCGCCTGGATTGGCGTGCTAAAGGTTAGCTTCATGATTGATCTCCATTCGGTGATAAGTCTTCCATCATTTTGGCTTGATCTAGCGTGATGAGTTCTAGCTGTAGCATTTTCTCGATGACTGCCAAGCGCGCCGTTGCATCAGCTCGCAGAAATGTTTCATCGGAGGCAAAGCGCACCACATTGTTTGCGTTTGTAATGTCATTCATGCTCAGGCGATCTTCTATCGCGCAGACATACGGCGCGAGGGTGTAAGCGTAGAATTCTTTTCTTGCGTCAAGAACATTTTGGTATGTCATGCTTTTATTTGCGTCAGCGGAGGCCATGTACGCCGGGACATTCATGAGTCTGCATATTTCCGTGGAAAAATCCTGTTTTGCGTCCACATACGCCATGTCTTTAGGAGAGAACGATGTTGTTTGATAATCAAGAGTAGATGTGAGAAAAGCGGTTCCTCTGCTATTTCTAGCGGCTTTCCATGAAGCAAGAATGCCTTGTACTTGCGCTTCAGGAAGATCGGCACCTGAGTTCTTAATAAATCCAGACGGGATGGGAGTTTGTGCAGATATCGCAGCCGCTTTTTCTAAATCCAGAGCTGCGCGGATAGTTCTTGCGCCGGTTGCGAGAATGCCTGGTTGTAGTGACTGGAAGGTGACAAGCGATCCCACACCGTTTTGCGGGCGAACTTCATTGTCCACCGTGTAATATTCAACTTCTGTGTTGCGTGCGTTTAATTTTGGTGTAACTCTTTCATTTGCTACCCAAGCAAAGCGCGCTGGTCTGCCATCATCAGAATATGTAGCCGTTACTTCCCAATAAGCAATCTGATAAAAAAGAAGCGACTGGACTGTGTACGCAATCGTGACTGAACGCGGTTGTCTAATATCCGGCTGCTCTAACCAAATCGGAGAACCTAGTTCTTCGCCCGTTGTCTTGTTGTACAACTCCAGCGGAATGCCAGCAATAGTCCCGCAGATTAATTGGCGGCACTTGCTGACCGTAGGAACCTGCATTGCAGAGTTAAGATCAATCCCTGCGTAATCAAAACCCATGCCATAGTCACTCCATGCCCCTACGCCGTAACCAGAGTTCATTACCGCCGGGTTGTATTGACTTTTAAGCGTCTCTGAATCCTCTTTGACTAACCGCAGTGCTGAAAGAATACCCATGGCGGAAGAATAGCCTTATATCACGCAAAAGCCAGAATGAATAGAGTTAGAACTTCGGCGTGTCTATCCAGCCACAATCATCGGAGTGGAAACAGGTTCCTGCATCTTATGAATGATCATTGCAAGTGAAATCGGGGCGGATACATCGCCCGCGCTGGCTCTTCTGACAATTCTCCAGGCAGCGTCATTGGTCTTAGCTGCACACGCATTCATCTGGGTATCAAAGGCTTCCTGGCCCATGTGGACAATGCGATTATTGACTATCGCATCAAGTAGATCACCCGAAGCCTGATAAAACGCCGTCCCTGACACATCAACCATCCGGCAGCCGCTGGCTGACAATCTTGCTGCAATGCTGGCCGTTGAATAGTGATCAAACATGATCATTCGCGGGTAATACTTATCCACCCACTTAGTCTTAATTTGAGCGGCAATCTGAAGCTCATCCACCGCCGTATCGGATCGCCACTGATCCATGATTCCCACGCCAATCTTGCCATCTGGTAAAAACTGCCCAGCTACTAAGGAGGCCGTGCGCTTTGATATAGCGACATCGAAAGCAAAGAAGGTGTCTGGGCCAATTGGTAACGAAAGGTTACGATCTGCCAAGGCTTCCCAGGATCCAAGCGGCCAGGGGCTACTAAGCGATGAAACCCACATGCACATGTGTTCAGGCAAGAACTTTTCCATGGGCATGACCGATAGAGCTTCTTCCAGGCCCGATTCACTGATGGTAATACCCAGGCTGGGATTGCTGAGGGCCCAGGCGGAACGATCAGTCGGTTTAGCGTGCTGAGGAGCTGAATATTCATACCAGCCCAGAGTCTTAGATGGATACGAAAGGGCCTTGTCTCTGAGATCATTTAAAACATGGCTGAATGCGTCTCCTGCATTAGAACAAACATAAGTCTGAGCTTTGTCGCCCATCGCAATGGTGATCGGCTTGGCTGCGGCCCACGCCTCTTCGGATATGTAACGCAGTTCGTCCACGAATAGCAGGTTGGCCGATTTACCGCGTGCGCCGTCACTGGTTCCAGCCACTATCTCGTACCTGGCCCCGTTGAGTAGATCTAGATGCTCTTTACCGTTGCCCCGGTAGCCAACCTCACCACGGTTGAGCTTTACCTGGCTTCGCAAGAACTCGTTAGCCTCGATGATTGAACAAACCTTGCGGAAGGTATCTTCTGCCATGCCTCGCTTAGATGACATGGCCACAACCGACTTTTCGCCTAGCACAAAGAGGCCAAACAAGATCCTGAGCGCAATTAGCATGGTCTTGCCATTTTGTCTGCTCAAAATGACCGCAACGGTCTTTCTTTGGAACGCGCCCGTCTGATCCACGGTCAGAAAGTCATTCGCAATGTATTTCTGCCAGGGGAATAGCGGGTAGCCACATTTCTCAGCAAACTCTGCAAATTCCGCGCCCCTAGATTTTCCCTTTAACGGGATGCTCATGATCCGTGGTTTAACAGCTCCTAATAGGGGCTTTTTCCGTTGTCCCTGTTTAACAGGTTCTGGATTGGCTTGGACTAGTTCCACGATGGCCTTGGCTGACCGTCAAAGGGCCCAGGCAGACTTGAACTGACCGTGACTGGAGAGAGAAGGTCGGG